TAAAGGTGTGATTACTTTAGAGGATTGGAAAAAGATTTCTCAACACATTCAGTATGATTTTTTACAGGATGGTCACTTTGCAGAACTAAAAGCAGCAGAGTTGATGAGAGACAGAATAGATATGTTGGGTAGTATTGAATCTTATATTGGTACATTCTTCAGTAAAAATTGGGTACAAAAAAATGTTCTCAATCTTACTGACATTGTGATTGAAAATATGCAAGCTGAAATAAACAAAGAAGAAGGACTTGATTCAGACGAAGGTGGAATTAATGAACCAGAAGAAGGTTTTACTAAAACAAATAATGGAGAAGAAACATGACCGCAGAAAATTTTGTAGACGCATTACAAAATCAAAGTAATATAGATGCTGAAGATGCATTTAAAAGTGCAATGGCATCAAAAGTTGGAGATGCTTTAGAAACAAAACGAAAAGAAGTTGCTGGTTCTTTCGTAAAAAATCACATTCCAGAAATAGAGGAAGATGAAGTAGAGGAAGATGATACAGTTTAACGAGTTATATACTTCTCTACCAGAGAAGGACGAACACAAAAAATCTAAGGAGTATAAGAAATTATCTCCTAAGATGAAGGATGCTGTTGACGAAATTTTTGCAAAAATGGATGCGAAACCCTCAGATTTCCTAAATACTTTTGAGAAAACTATTAATCAAATATCTAAAAAATTTAAGGTGCCAGAGAGACAACTTATGGGATATTTTGAAAAAGAAATGCTATCAATTTAAGGAGTTAGATAATGTCATTTGTAACAACAATATTGAAGGATACCACGGTTACTGCTGCTAAACAAGGTGGAATTGTAACAGTAAAGGCTGTCTTTGATAATGATACTGCAACTAATTTAATTGTAAATGCAGATGAGGATGCACAAGATTTATCTGGATTTGCAAATGGTGCAAAGTTAGACCTGTTAAGAGCATGGTGGGCATTAACTCAAGGTACTGCTGCTGCTAATACTGGTGATTGTATTGTAGAATTTGTAGGTGCATCATCTGATGTTGTTGCATTGCATCTTGCTGGTACTGGACACTATGATGGTTCTGCTGGTGCAATCAAAGCAGCTGCAACAAATACAACTGCAACATCTTCTGATATTACTGCACAGACAAGAGGAACGTCTGGATTTGTAATTCTTGAATTTAGAAAAGATGAAGCATATACTGCATAAAGGATAGGATCATGGCCACTACACATTTAAAATTGATATCAGAACATATCGAACACGATACTGATTATCTTATCGAAGAAGATGAAAAAACTGGTAAGAAAGATTATAAAATTAAAGGTATTTTCATGCAAGCTGATATTAAAAATCGGAACGGCAGAATATATCCTATGAATATTCTTGAGAAGGAAGTAAAAAGATATAGCAAAGATTATATTGATCAAAAACGTGCATTTGGTGAATTAGGTCATCCCGATGGCCCAACAGTGAATCTTGAGAGAGCATCTCATATGATTACTTCACTTGTACCAGATGGTAATAATTTTATTGGAGAAGCAAAGATACTTTCAACCCCTATGGGAACGATTGTTAAATCTTTGATGGATGAAGGCGCAAAGTTAGGTGTATCATCCAGAGGCATGGGTAGTTTAGACCAGAAGAATGGTGCTAACGTGGTGAGAAATGACTTTTACCTTGCAACTGCTGCTGATATTGTAGCAGACCCAAGTGCTCCCAACGCATTTGTTGAGGGTATTTTTGAAGGTAAAGAGTGGATTTGGAACAACGGCTTGATACAAGAAGCGGATGTTGCAGAAATGAAAGAAAACATTGAAGAAAACGTGCGACAGAATAATTCAAAAGCACACGCTTTGGAGTTCGCAAAGTTTCTTCAAAAACTATAGTTTTATAAATAAACGTAATATTACAAAAAGGAGTAATCCCCATGGCTAATGAAATAGATCAAACCATTGAGGAATTAGAAGCGGAAGTGCTTGGTGAACTTGAAGAAGCCAACGGTGCCGATGCTCCTAAGAAATCAGCTGGTAAAGCAGACCCTATGGACAAAGTAGACTCAGATGGTGCTACGGATGTCGAGGGTGACATTGGTGGCCCAACACCAACCAAAGATGCAAACCAAGCAGGAAAAATTGACCCTGCTAAAAAAGTAAAGAAAGACACATCTGCACCTGCTAAAACTGGTGGTGCTGCCGAACCTGGCATCAAAACTACCATGAAAGAAGCAGAACATGACGATGACGATGACGAAGATGATGATGAAGACGAAAAGAAAATGTCAAAAGATGACATGATCAACGCAATGTATGATGAGATGAAGAAGATGAATGGCAAAGAACTTGAGGCTGCGTATCAGGCAATGGACAAGACCAATGAAATGGCTCATGGCGATAAAATGAAAAAAGATAAAGCAAAATCTGAAGCTGTTGAAAATCGTCTGAAGTCTATTGATGTTTCTGAACACGTTAATGCATTGGTCGATGGTGAGGGTGACCTTTCCGAAGAATTTAAATCTAAAGCCGCAACAATCTTTGAGGCCGCAGTTAAATCAAAAGTACGTTCAGAAGTAGAACGTATGGAAGACGAGTACAAAACAGAACTGGAAGAAAATATTACCACAACTAAAGATGAATTGACTGAAAAGGTTGACACTTATCTTAACTATGTTGTTGAAGAATGGATGAAAGAGAATGAGTTGGCTATCGAAAGAGGCTTGAAAGGCGAAATCGCTGAAGACTTTATCTCAGGTTTGAAACAATTGTTTGAAGACCACTATGTTGATGTTCCAGATGAAAAATACGATGTGCTTGAAGCACAATCTGAGAAAATTTCAGAACTAGAAGGCAGAATTAACGAAATGATGGAAGAGCAAATCCAATCAAAATCTGAAAATGCTGAACTAGTTAAGGAACAGGTAATGTCAGAAGTCTCTTCAGACCTTGCCGATACTGAAGTTGAAAAATTCAAAGGTCTTGTCGAAGATGTGGACTTTTCTAATGCCGCATCATATCGGGAAAAGTTGGAAACTCTGAAGGAAAGTTATTTTCCAGCAGTAATTCCAACAACATTGACTGAAGAAGATACATTTGATGATGTAGAAACTGGTCACGCACAGGACATTGACACTTCCGATTCAATGGCTGCATATATGTCCGCCATTGGTAGAACTGCCAAGAGTGCAAAATAAACAATTTATAAATAGTAGAAATTAAAAAGGAGAAACAAATGTTTCAAACAGAACATCTACAGGAAAAGTGGTCACCTGTCCTACAGCACCCTGATCTTCCAGAGATCAAGGACAATTATCGCCGGGCAGTTACTACAGTTATTCTAGAAAACCAAGAGAAAGCCCTCCGTGAAGACAGAAACTTCTTAGGAGAAGCTGCTCCAACTAACGCAACTGGTGGAAGTGTTGACAACTGGGATCCAATTTTGATCTCATTGGTTCGCCGTTCTATGCCTAATCTTATTGCATATGACATCTGTGGTGTTCAGCCAATGACTGGCCCAACAGGTCTTATCTTTGCAATGCGGGCTCGTGCTGCGTCACAGGCTGGTGCAGAAGCACTTGCTGATGAGCAAATCCCATCATTGTCAAACCAAGATGCCGGTGGCGACACTGGTGGTGGTGATAAGTCAGGTACTAACCCTGCTGTCCTTAACGACTCACCATCTGCTGGTACATATACTACCGACACTGGTGCATCTCTTGCACAAGGTGAGGCACTTGGAGATACAACTACTAATGCTTTCGCAGAAATGGCTTTCTCAATCGAAAAGCACACTGTGACTGCAACAACACGTGCTCTAAAAGCAGAGTACACAATGGAACTTGCACAAGACCTTAAAGCAATTCATGGTCTTGACGCAGAAACAGAACTTGCAAACATCTTGTCTGCTGAAATCCTTGCTGAAATCAACCGTGAGGTTGTGCGTAACATCTACGTTTCTGCTGTTAAAGGTGCTCAAGTAAACACAACAACTGCTGGTATCTTTGATCTGGACACCGACTCAAATGGTCGTTGGTCAGTTGAGAAGTTCAAAGGTTTGATGTTCGCAATTGAGAGAGATGCCAACGCTATCGGTCAACAGACTCGCCGTGGTAAAGGTAACATGATCCTCTGTTCAGCTGATGTTGCTTCTGCACTTCAGATGGCAGGTGTTCTTGATTACACTCCTGCTCTTAACAACAACTTGAATGTTGACGATACTTCAACAACATTTGCTGGTGTTATGAATGGTCGTTACAAAGTGTATGTTGATCCATATGCTGCAAACGTAGCCGCATCACAGTACTACGTTGTTGGTTATAAAGGTACATCACCTTATGATGCTGGTATGTTCTACTGCCCATACGTTCCACTACAAATGGTTCGTGCGGTTGGTGAGAATACATTCCAACCTAAGATTGGTTTCAAAACTCGTTACGGTATTGCTGCTAACCCATTCCATACTGGAACAGTTGGTGCATCTACTGACGGTGCGATTTCAATCTCATCTGCATCTAACAAGTATTACAGAAAAGTTAAAGTTACTAACCTTATGTAAGACTAATACTAAAAGAAAGAAGGGGGGATTTGTTCCCCCCTTTTTTTTATTTATCTACTGAGTAGCAATCTTGATGGTGATCTTAAACCACTGTATCATTGATTCCTCACTTTCGTTCTAAGGTTATATTCTGGCATAAGTGGAACAGGTTGTTTAGCACATAACTCCTACCATAAGTGGAACAGGTTGTTTTTTTCGTTATAAATACTGGTATGACAACAGAAACATCACCATTAGGAAGACAACCAACTGTTCTGGATTATTTGAGTCCAACACAGTTTAAATTTGGTATCCATCAACTACCAAAGGTTGAGTTCTTCACTACAGAAGCTAACATTCCTGATGTAACTTTAGGTGAATTAGTTTTACCTACACCTTTTAAACAGATACCTATTGTTGGAGATCAAGTTACTTTTGGTAATCTAATTGTAACTTTTATTGTTGATGAAAACCTTGAAAATTATATCTCATGTCATAACTGGTTAATAGGAATTGGT